AGCGTGTGGAGATCGTTGCCCCAGTCGATGACTTGCTCTGAGGCAAAGGCTATCTTGTAGACCAACACATCGCCGTCGAGTAGCAGAATTCTCTTAGACAAACTTCACCTCCAGGAATGGCGTGAAGCCGGTCAACTTGATGACAGCGGCCACGTCTTCTTTGCGCATCGGCTTTGGCCGAAGCTGCTTGTTGTGATTGCGCGGAAGGTCAGGGCCGTGATTGAGTGGGCATGGAGTGCTTGTGACCGTGAGGGAAGGTCTTCCCGTCTGGCGTTGTCTCGCCAGTGCTACGGTCCCCGCGTACCTGCCGAAGGCTTTTCCTGTGTTGAAGAGAAGGCGCATGTTTCTTATCCTTCCGGGGTTTCATGTGGATGACTCGCAGTTGTGGGATGGTCACGCCAAAAAGAAACACATGACGTGTAGTGTTCAATTAAGAGAATCCGATCAGGATGATGATTGGGGTTGTCTGGAACGGCGAAGGGCCTGCCATGCAGTTGTCCGAATGACGAACGCAGGGCTGGCATCACCACAATACACATAGTCGTAGGGTTGATCGTGATGTGCTTGGCATCCCACAACTTGTTGATCGCAGAGAGCGCGATACACCCACTTCCAGGATGATACTTCCCGCCGTTCCAGACAGGCCGGAAGTGCATTGCTTCGAAGCCGTCGCCATCATCTGCTACCAACCCTGTCCAGGGACAGCGGTTCGTGTAGATTGCGAGCTGGAGGCGTCGGAATGCTGGTTGCTCTGGCCGCGAGGTTCGAAGGCCCACGCCTTTCTTGCGCGTGTCCGTGTGGTCGTTGTGGTCCAATGGCTCGAAGTCAGGGATGGAAGGTTCCCGCTTCTGGATGGTTGAGGACAAATTTGTGTTGCCACCAACAGCATGATCTTTGCCCGCCTGTCGCGCAGCTTTGCAGTATCGGTGAAACCCCCTCTTCCTCCCCCTATCAGGACTAAATGAACTTGTAGGGTGAGTCTGGTTATGCCAACTACACCACAACTCAGTGGGTGTCTCCCCAGGTTCGTCCATGTTTCGCGTCCCCATCTGTGGGGCACCGGAGACCGTAAGCGGTTCCGGCATCTCGGATTGATTGAATTGCGATGCGTTGAATCTCTTCAACATGGTCTTCCTTCACAAGGGACTGGATCTCATCGTGCACGAACGCGACCTGGCGCACCGTGCCGTCTTGATACCAACCCTTCTCTCGTATTGTTCGATTGAAGTTAATCACAGCCGTCTTCATCACCAACGCTCCTGCCGATTGCAGTAGAGTATTGAGTGACGAGTACACAGCCCGAACGTGGAGCTGCCGTCCGTCCAGACCCTTGATGAACCCGAACTTCGTTGACTTGAATGCAACAGCATCCTTTAGCGCAGAGAGCGCAGGGAACCGCTTGAGGAATCGGAGACGCAAGGCTTTCCCTGCTTTGATCCCCTTGCCAATAATCAGCCCAATTTTCCCGTCCCCTGCACCGTAAATAAACCCGTAGATGAAAGTCTTCGACTGGTCACGGGTATCGAGACCAGCGAGTTCTTGGTGGAAGCTGTGAGGATCGCCTTCGCACACCACCTTGACGTAGCTCCCACCATCGAACGGAAACAGGAAGTGCGCCATCATGCGCAACTCCAGACCCTTCGCATCACAGCCAACCAGCGAGTAGCCAGGAATCGTGATGAACAAGGAGCGCACACGCTTGCCGAGTTCTCCCTTCCGTGGGATGTTGCCGAGGTTGGGCTCCTTGTGTGAGCACCGGCCTGTGACTGTTCCACAAGTGGATACCCGACCGCGAAGGCGACCATCGGGGGACACCATCTTGAGGTATGCGCTGCGTCCTTCCGCAACCATACCGATAACCTTCTGGATCTCTGAGTGCCGCGCCAGAAGTTTACACTCTGGCCACGGTAAGGCTTCGAGTACATCGCTGTCCGTACTCGGCTGTCCCTTCTCGGTGAACTCCTCCGGCTGCCATCCGCGCACCGCAATAAGTCTCTCTGCGATGTGCTTGTGACTCCGGGGATTGAACGTCACGACTTTGGATTTCTTGAAGACAACGCCTTTGACGTAGCCCTTGGCTTTGTTGTCTCGCTTCGGGATGAAGTCTTTGACTTCGAACCAGGGCTCGAAGGCGGATGCCAACTGAGATTCAAGGCCCGCACGCTCCGAAGCCAGTTCGGTGTAGAGATCCTTAGCGGCTTTTTCATCGAATGGAAATCCCTCCTTCTCTTGGTCCAGCATGTAGACCTTCAGTTCCATCTCCATGTCATGTGCCTTCTGGCTGAACTTTGGAGAAGTCTTGATGAGCTGGTAGAGTTTATGGTTGACTCGAACATCTTGCTCGCAGTAGTTCTGCATCTCCTGTGTCCAATTAACCCACGCATCGTCGCCCTGGTCTTCTGCGTAGGAGCCCTTGAGCACGCCGAGTCGGTAGCCCCACGCCTTGAGACTGTGCTTGCCGATCAACTTGGCCGGGTAATCTGGATTCTTCCGTCGCGTCAAGAAGTCACGATCTCTCAGGTCGGTCCAGAGAACTTGCGAATCCAGAAGCGTGTCCCACAACGCGCCCTTTGGCTTGAAGTGCGGGTACACCTTCTTGAGTGCCGGGATGTCGAACTCGATGATGTTGTGGCCGATGAGGAGAGGGGCCTCCTCTAGATGAGTGAGGAAGTTTCTGATCTTCTCATCAGTCTTCCCGCCGAAGGATCGCACCACTCCACCCTCTTCGTCCATGACGGCGATGCAATGCACCTTCGTCAGGTCGGCCAGGAAGCCGTTGGTTTCGATGTCGAAGATCAGTCCGCCCATACTCTCCTCCTTAGAATGTCCAGAATGTCCAGTGAGTCATTGCGCAGTCGTTGACCATGCTCCCGAAGCTGGCGGTTTGAAAATTCACCACCAGCCCCAGGTACAGGTCAGCGATGGATCGTTGGTCTATCCACATAATGCCTCCTAGAAGGACTGGAGTTCGTTGAAGAATTGGTTCTTGGTTTGTTCGTCGAACGCCGCCGTTAAGTTGTAGTCTTTGTGAGGGTTGAACTTCGCACTGTAGTTCGAGGCATCACTGATTGCGCAGCGAAGGAGCATCCACTGTCGGGGAGTAAGTGTGAGCGTTCGTTTCAGTCTGCGAGTTGCTTCTAGGTTGAGTTTCGTCATGGTTCTCCTTTACGATGTGGTTCGACTTTTGGTTGGGTCTGGAACGTAGGACAGACAGCCCGTTGTGCCGACAAACTTCGTGGTCATGGGTGAGTCCTTCACCTGCGCGGCCACAACTTTACACGCCTCTTCCGTCTTGAATCCGGGGAGCACGGCACCATGCAGAGTGTCGTCCACTCCTGGAATTGCGAATGCGATAATCAGCATCCATTCGAGTATCATGTCTTGGTCTCCTTCTCTTGTTCGATGCCCCAGGCAAACCGGCGCACCTGTTTTGCCTTCTTGTAGAGAACATCCATATCCAGTGTCTTTGGACTCACCCATCCATCCTCGATGTAGTCACAGAGCTGGATGACGTGAGCCTTGAAGTCTCGGTCGGTCATCCAGCAACCTCCTTCGTAATATGTTCGAGGGCTACTTCTCGCGAAGGCGAGGGGAAGGGTTTGACTACCTGGAGAAAAAACTCGTTGTGGTAGCAATCATCCTGGTAGTCATTAGGGTCGCCAAACCATCGCTTCACCTGAATTGAGCCATTCTGATGCAGGTATCCCCACCACATGAGATCGCCATTAGGCATGTGCGCCCTCCTCTTCTTCTCGGCGCGTAATCAGCGTCATCGTGATCTCGCAGGTCGCTCGGTTGACCATCATTCTCACTCGACCGTAGTTCTTGCTGACTTCAACAATGTCAGCTGGCGTGAAGTGCAACTGCCCTCCAGCCCGCATCAGACACCCATGAAAGAGAAGTAGCATCAGGTCTGAATCCATCGCAGGGCTGAAAGTCTCTATCCGTGACTCATCCATAATTCTCCTTAGTAGTCTTCACTGTCGCGTGCTTGCGGCGTGTTCTCTGCGCCCTCTGGCCCCACCTCGAACAAGCGCCCAGTCGTTCGGTCGTAGGCCAGCTCACCAGCCTCGCCGGTATCCCCGGTGAACCGATTCTTCAGGACGCGCAGTGTAGTGATGTGACTCCGTTCGTCATCTTGTTGATCCCTCTCCTGTCCAATCACAATGTCCGAGAGTTGCCCGATGCTTCCACTTCCCCGTAGCAGGGATAGCGAAGTCTTCCCGCCTTCCTCTAGCGGCTTGCCGTCAGGCCGTTTCAAGTGCGACACCAGCAACATCCCGATTCCCAACTCCTCCACCATCGAGCGAATCATCGTCATCAGGTTGTCGATGTTCCGCCTTTCGTCGCCTTCCTTATCGCCGCTGACCACGATGCTGATATGATCCAGAACAATCCAACGGCAACCACAGGCGACAGCAAGATACCGAATGCGATTAAATAAATTGTCACCATCTAGTGACCCCCAGTGGTCGTAGAAGAACACCTTCGACGCGAGAAGATCCCACGCCGCTTTCAGTTCGGAGAGTTTCGCTTCGTCGTAGTGAGTGGTGAACTTGTGTCGAACTCCCGGAATGTGGAGTGGCGCGTTGACGAGGATGCTCACGAGTCCACGGATGGATCTCTTGACGCTCTCCTCCAGGGCGATGTAGCCAACCTTCTCACCAGCCTTGACGAGATGGACAGCCAGCTCTCGGCAAACCTGAGACTTTCCGATGCCACTCCCGGCGCAGAATGTTACGATCTCCCCGATTCTCAGACCTTGGGTCTTCGCTTGTAGGTCAGCCCAAGGATACGTAACGGTGCTACCTGGATCTTCTGCCGTAAGGAGATCCCAGGTTTCTTCGGCGCTGACGATGCCATCTGGTCGGTAGACTTTAGCCCCCCAGACTGCATCCATGAGTTCTTTGGCGCGACCTGCAACGAGCATTTCGTTAGCATCTTTGAGGGGGAGGTTCCAGATCTTGGATTTTCCGGGACTAAGGAGGAGGGCACAATCGGCAGCCCCCTTGCGTCCCGCTTCGTCCATATCGAACGCGAAGACAACGGAATCAAAACCCTCAAGCCATGCCACTGCCTTTGCGATGTCCTTCTTTGCGCCTGCTGCGCCACTTCGTATGCTGACCACTGGCCAACGGTTGTCTTGAAGCTGCGAGATGGACATAGCGTCAATTTCGCCCTCAGTAA